TGGAAAAGAACCGGCGTGTTGAAGCTTGCATCCTGATAACCCGAATACACCGTAGTGTCATAAATGGGCTTCAGGGCACGGAACTCCATCTCCACCGGCAAGCCTTCCGAGACAGCATCCCCGACGTTACCGCTATTGAACTTGCAACGGTACAAGGCGATCTGGAGCCAGTTGTCTCCAACCACTCCGGTGTTACCCGGGGCATCCATACGCAGAATGATCATGGCTTCCGATTCCTGCTCGAACAGGTTGTACAGCGTCTGATCCTGGAACAGCACCGTGGCCGTTCCGGTAATGGTCTGCTGAATACCAAACAGGTTGAATGGAATCGTGTTGGAACCCACCACCTCGGAACCACTGATCTGGTTATCGACGGTGAAGTTAAGGTCCGTCACCACGGCGATATCCGTAGCAACACTGGCACCACCGGTATCCAGAATCAGGACACCGTTCACCGCAGCCATGGTCGACTGGGCTGCTGCCGCCGTGTAGTTCGGGTCACCGGTAATTGCCATGGTGTAAGTGGCCGAGGTGCCTGTAGTAGCACCACCACCCACCTTTTCCTTGGTGGTGATCAGGTTAGTCGTCACGGCATCCACCGTGTACAACTTACCAATCATCTCGGTGATATTGTCACCCGACGTTTCTGTGAGAGCAGAGAAACTGAACGTATCTCCAATCGCCAGATCCGTGGTGAAATCACCGGAGGCCCCACCGATGGTGTTCGCTGACTCCGTCATGGTCAGAAGACCGAAATCAGAGTCACTTCGACTGACCGTGCCACCCGCATCGGTATCTGCAGATGACGTAGACAGCGCCGAGCCATCCTTACCGACGAAGTTCCACGTGAAACCAGCCAGGCCGGTCGGCGGCAGCGTCACAGCCAGTGAATTGGCCCGCATACCTGTGTACGTCTGGTACTGACCGATGTCCTTGAAGGCCCGTTCAAACGTGAACGACCGATAGGCATTACCAATCGTGATGACATCACCACTGAAGGTATAGACGAAAGGCCCGGTATTCGTGGCATTGGTCGTGTACGCCGTGGTGCCTTCCCTGAAGAACGTGGCGATCAGCCCATTCGTAGAGATATGGGTACAGGTCGCCCAGCCATCATTTGCCGCATCATCTGCCCCGGAAATAAGCGCCCGCATGCCACGGAAAAAATCCGTGGAGCTGGTACTCAGATCATAGGTACTCTCGATGGTGCAGGACTTGCCATCAGCTGCGGCAGTCAGATCCTGAGTAGCCCCAGTCGTGGTGATCTCGGCCATGGAGGCTGTGCTGTTACCCATCAGGGCAGCCAGATGGTCCACGTAGGCCGGGGTTGTCACCTCGGTCTCCACATCACCACCAGCTCGACGAGTACCGTGCCGTGAGTCTGCGACCATGCGGTCCGAACGAATCTCCTCAGAATCGTAGGAATCCTTGGTCAGGTTAAGGCCCGAGGCGTTTTTGCGCCGAAAGACCGTGAATTGAGCCACATCCGGTACGGTTCCGTACTGGATCTCCTCAACGTATCCCAGATCGCTTAATGATCCGGTTGCAACGATATCTGCCATTACGAAACTCCTTGGGCCTTAGGCCACACGTGCAGATCTATGAAAATAGCCATCCACATCAATATCCGTGGATCGCCAGTCAGGCTCCGAATCAACCGGGCCCCTACGAGCTTCTTCTATGATTCCAGCGTATGTGTTGATACCCCCACCAATTTTGTAGCCAGGATAAAATGTCTTGCGGATTTCCCCCACCAGATCCTCATGCTCAAAGAGCCCGGTTTCTGCCATAGGGGAAAAAAGAACCAGATGGTAGGTGAACTCTTCTCGAATCCAGCCCGTGGTCCCTTGAGTAGCCACTGGGGATCCCAAGGGCATGAGCCGTTCCTCGATATAAGCAACCCCAACCTTGGGGGTATAGCTCCGACTTTCCCACGCCACAGCCGGCAGGCCACTGACTGTCAAGAGGAGGGTCCTCAGATCGGAACGAACGTCGCTATACCCATCAGCCATTTACTGTTAAATACCCACTCGAAAATGGTAAATAAGCAAGCCTGAGTATACAACAACTATGCGGGAAACGCGCCACCCCCACGGCTTACCACCATGGTGTACATGAGGGGGTTGCCACCCATATCAGGATTGAGTGGGACCAAAGAATCAATCGACCAGATTTCATCAGTCGGGTTGGGGGCCGAACTGAAAATCACTCGCATTCCTGGCTCCACCGGGAAAGTCATATTGTCGGTAGTCAACAGCATCTTGGCCATTTCCGACAAGACCGCCGCAGGCTTTTCCATCCGGATATCCTGAATCTGGCTGGTCGATAATGGTAGCACCACGGCATAGGCCAGAAACTCATCGGAGCCATCCGCAGCTACGCTGGGATCCGGGGAATCAGTGATAGGGTCATAGGCGGATGCCGACACATAACGAGTGACCGTAACCAGTGCCCCGGCCTCTGTGATCATCTCGGTGGCAACGGCTGCCTCTTCTGTGTACTTGGTACTGGCCATCAGTTGTTGTCATGGATGCCGTCATAGAACAACGGCCGATCCAGATCAGTCACAGTCTCCCGGTCCGGCAGATCGGCAAAGGGTTCGGCATCAAGGAAGTCTTGAGAACCTGACCGTAGCAAAGGCGAAAGTAGTCCCATAATTGCAGTCACTATCGCGGTGTAATCTGCCGGGTTATTTGTCCTGAATTTAGAGCTGAAATACTCTGTCTCCAGTACGTCGACTTTCTTTTTGCGAATATCACCCGAAGTTCGAGTAATAATCGGGTGCAGTTCTTTCGTGGAAAGAATGAGGGCCAGTTCAGCGGTCGCGTTCGCCACCCGCATGGGGACTTCATCATCGGGAACGGGCTGTCCGTGGCGCTCCTGCACCCCTGATCGGGGCCAATCAAGAGCTTGAGTTGCCGTCTTACGAGAACCACGCCATGGCAGCAAAGACCCATCGCGCAAAAAATCAGTAGCCAATACCAGCAGGGCTTCCTTGTTGGTCACCTCATTCCATTCGACCAGCTTGCCTCGATCCTCATGATAGGTATTGGCACCAGCCTCACTGATGTAGGAGTTCGAGTTAGACAGGCCAGTGCCATCTTCAACGGTAAATGCCATCAGGCTATCTCCTTGGCTCCTTTCTTACCGATCTTCTTCCTGACCGGCTTCCGGGGCTCTGCAGTAATACCGTGCAGATCCTCAAAATGCCAACGGGGCAGGATCCAACGCCACTCGAGTAACTGGCGCAACCGCATACGAGTGAACTGAGTGACATCGATACGGGTTCCAGGTTCAATGGATCCATTACCCATCCGCATTCTTCGACCGGCTACATACTCTTCGTCTTCTTTTATTTTTCTATCCACCATGGGATAGCTGTATTTGCCCACCAGCCTTCTCCTTAAAAAAGACGGGCCCCATGCGGGGCCCGTCAATCACTATCAACTGCTCATAGCAAGACAGTGTCAGAAGCTTACTGCGCCGTCAACAGATCATAGAAAAGCGTTCCCAGCTCTGTTGCCACAATCTTGTGGTCATACGCCGCTTCAATCTCAATCCGGTCAGCCGCAATCGGCTCAAATCGGAAGTTCTTGATACGACTACCAACAGGGCTCGCTCCCGTATAGCCTGTCCAGCCAAACGTATACCCCGCAGACGGAGTCATGATGCCCGGACGAGCAGGACGATACGAAAGTAACAACTTCTCAGTGCCAGAAATGAAAGCACCGGTTTCTCCTGCCGGGGCAGATTCAGGATCCGTGTTCTCAATAGCATCGAGAACCAGAATCTCATCCACCTCAAACAGGGCGGCCAGTGTCATTCGGTTAGCAATAGCCGGCCCAGGAGCTGTCTGACCATACTTGATTCGGTCAATAACCCCTGCATGATCCATCAGAACATCCCAGACATCAGAAGTCATGGTCATGATGTTCGGACGAAACCCGGAAAGAACTTTCATAGCGGTACGCGCCGCACGAATATCCTCGACCGGAGTCGAACTGGCGTTGCCCCACTCAATAACGTCAGCACCTGTTCCAGCAGTCGTGCCCTGAATATCCGTATCCCAGATACTCGTAGCAAAAGCTGCTGTTACAAAGTCCTTTTCACGCTTGATCAGGAACTTCAGGGTGACATACTCCGTTGCTTCCCGGTTCATATCCAAAGGCGTATCGGCGTTAGCACGAGTCTGATCGTCGATATCCTTATGGAAAGCCTTGACCGGGCAGAAGTACGTATCGGTCGAGATACGATACCCGCCGCCTGCCGACTCGGTGCCGGGAGCGCGGATCTGCATCTCATCGCGATTGAAATCACCACGATTGTAAAGAAAATACTGATCGGATTGTTTAGCCACCGGAATGGTGGGAAACACCCCGTCAGAGACGAAGTCGGATGCATCCTGCATGAACGCAACACTGATGTTTGTCAGTGGGCGATCTACATGGACATCCGAGGAAGTTGGATTAGGCATTAGTCAATCTCCTTCAGCTATCCATTAAGCAAGAGCAGCATCGCCGATATTGATAGAAACAACAGCATAATCATTTGCTGATGCAGCTGCTACCGTGGCGGTGCCAATGGAAACGTGGGTTGAAACAGCGTCAAGAACCTGACCATCTGTTGCACCCACCCCTACCTGCGAACCCGCCGTTACAGCAGCCGAGGCGTGAACCTTGGTTAACCCTGAAATGGCGACCGTTGCAGCTTGAGTGTCATCAGGATTGTTCTGAAGAACACCTATTGCTTCAACATCACCAAGTTGTGCAAGAACCACGTCTCCAGAGGAATCGAGTTTCACAACATGGTAAATATCACCAGTCAGATCAGCTCCTGCAGGACGCGTGATGCAGACTAAACTCTCTTCGTAAGCCATAAGAATTTACTCCCTTACTGACGTTCTGCGAGATACTGGGTATAAAGCGCCGGGTTTCTCTCAGTGGCCTTGGCAAAAGCCGTAGCTTCCGAAAGTTCCGGATCTTTATCGATAAGAGCCGCCGCAGCTTTTTCAAGCTTGACGAGTGCCGAACCTTCGTTGGCTTCCGGAGTATCACTACCCGCAACCTTCAAAAGCTCATCGGCGCGTTCGTTCGCTGCGGTCAACACCTTCTCAAGCGCCTCGATATCTTCATCGGTGGACTTGTTAAGTGCGACACGCATTAGAACCGGCCCGAACTCTTTCGCAACGAGCGGCAGGTTCTTGAGGATCTCGGCCTTGGCGATATACTCGCTGGTCCGCTTCTCCTCTTCCATCTTCTCGATGCGTTTCTTAAGCTCGGAAGACTCTTGTTCAGTAGCCTCGATCTGCTTACGCACGGCTTCTGGCAGTTCAACTTTGACAACCTCGTCGTCATCGTCGTTCTCGGCAGCAGCCTTTTCAAGCTCTTTCAGACGATCACTCGCCTTCTGCAGCTCCGTTTTGAGGAACTCTCTTTCCTCTTCCAGCTTTTCGAACTTGGTGGAAAGGTCGTCATGCGCCTTAAGGAGCTTTTCGGCCTTATCCACTGTCTCAAGCTGTTCAGGGGTAAGCCCCTTGATTGCATCGTCGGGCATATCTTGCTCCTTAGATGTGTCGCGCTTAAATAACAAAACCTGGGCACCAGGATTTGCAGGGACATCGACGAGAGAAATCTCATCGAGAATTAGGTTTCGCAGTACTTTAGGCATCTACTCTATCCGCCTTTCCGCCGATGGAAAAAGCCCCAAGAGTGCCATCTTTGACCAGCTTCCAGACTTCGTCATCATCGATGCGAACTCCAATAGCCAGCCCTTCTTCTGGAATATCTATACCAAACACCTTTTTAATATCGGCAGTTAAAGGCATAGCAAATACAACCTCTCCAGCCTTGATAACATCCCCATTTTCATTACGAAAATGCATGAGGCCCCCCTGACGAGAGGCTGACATGAAGTTCATTCCAGCTTTGGTTAATTCTCTTCCAGAGATGATATCGTCCTGAGAGTCAACAATATCAACACCATTGACCGTGGCTACACTGGCCCAGCCCAAAACGAGACGAAGATCTTCATCTGTTTTAAGAAACCCAGACGGCGTAGATTTGGTCATTTTTAGATAATAACCAATAATCTAGGAGATTGTAAAGGATCTCGACACTTATTATTCGTAAAGGCAAAGTCACTTCTTTAAATAAGCAATAGCTGCTGGGAAGTCCTTAAAAAGTAGCCGCCCTCCGAAGTAGAAAAGGATCACCTTTTCTCCAAAGGTAAACCAAAAAGGATCAAAGGATCCAGGAACAGGAAGCTGCCAGAAACCACCAAGCCCCCCAAGAATATAAATAGCGACAGTGGGTCTAATAAGTCTATTAATACCATTTATCGTGGCATCAAAAAATGCAAGTCCGGAATTCATTGGGACATCGTGCGCTCTTGCCGATGCCTGAGACTTCATAACACTATCCGCAATCTCTTGTGCTATTTCATGCTTTTTTTCAGCCCCGGGAGCCCAACGTTCCACAATGTCCGCGACTTCAGAAGCAATCTCAGCGCCCGCTTTAGCAGCACCACCTGTAATCCAAGAAATTGGATTCCAGCTCA